AGCAAAAATTCAAGTTGCACTTGGGCATCAAGTTTTAGTTATTGCAGACAGAGTTGGATTTTTACAAAAGGTAAAGGAATATGTCGGAGAAACGTGTGTGTTGGTTACTGGCGAAACCAACTTTGAGCAACGTCAACAGATTAAACAGCAATTACTCACAAAAGAAAAAATGTGCATTGCTGGTAGCCGCCAAATCTTTAGCGAAGGCATCTCCATAAATTCACTTAGTTGTGTTATCTTAGCAGTACCAATTGCAAATGATAGTTTACTAGAGCAGATTGTAGGCAGAATTCAACGTCAACACGACGATAAACTAACTCCAGTAGTACTAGATATGCAATTTGCAGGTTACATGGATAAAAAACAAAACAGGGATAGATTAGGATTCTATATGCGTAAAGGCTGGGACATTGAACTGGTATAAAAATTTACACTTGTAAATCTTTGTTCATTGTGCTATAATATATTCTTAGATCAGAGAAATGACTTTATTTTTTAACCTTAAAACCCTAGAGCAAGACACACAATGTAATGCCGAATATATGGTAGAAGCATTGCACAAGTTTTACAGGGGTGTGACTATACCAAAAAATGTTCACGAAAAATACAAGCCATTACCAAGACTAAAGGCAGGAAGTAGTTTCTTACTTAAACCTGAACCGTTCTTCAAAAACACGGGCATAGATTCAGCATATAGAGCACAATATATTAGATTAGCCGGATTACGCAATTATGGCTTATACAAAACCCACGGCATTAAATCACTAGATTTAACACTATATCCTGATATTGACTTACAAAAAATAAAGTCAAACCCGCTTTTAATAATCGCAAACAAACAAATTAAATTTATACACGAGGAAACTTAAAAATGGCACTTAGCTTTAAGCAAACAAAAGGTCGCGCACAAAAATCTTCCGTTGAAAGCTACGAATACAAAGACGGCGAAAACGTCGTTCGATTGATTGGTGGTGTACTACCCCGATATGTTTATTGGGTTCGTGGTACTAACAACAAAGATATTCCAGTGGAGTGTCTTGCGTTTAGCCGTGAAAAAGAGAAGTTTGACAATCTGGAAAAAGATTGGGTTCCTGAATTCCACGGCGATCTTAAATGTTCGTGGAGCTATGCAGTTAACTGCATTGACCCTAAGGACGGTAAAGTCAAAGTTCTTAACCTGAAAAAGAAACTGTTTGAACAAATTATCACAGCAGCAGAAGATCTGGGTGATCCTACTGATCCAGAAACTGGCTGGGATGTGGTATTTAAACGAGTAAAAACTGGGCCACTGACGTACAACGTGGAATATACCTTGCAAGTTTTGCGTTGCAAGCCACGCGCTCTTAGTGCTCAAGAAACTGAACTGGCTGCAAAAGCACTGCCTATTGACGAAAAGTATCCTCGTGCAACTCCTGATGAAATTAAAGCACTGCTGGAAAAACTTCAAGCTGGTGTAGAAGAAGAGAATTCTCAAAGCGATCAAGAAGCTGTAAAAGAGCTAGGTTAAACAACAAGCCCGCTAGAGTACTGTGCTTTAGCGGGCTATTTACGCTTTAAAGGTTGCAGCATGGAACATATTAAACATGAACGATTATTAGAATTACTAAGTTATAATCCTGATACTGGTATATTTACTTGGAAAGTGGATAGAAAAAGATTAGCAAAAGCCAATTCTATTGCAGGTAGTGTTAATGGTTCTGGTTATAGACAAATTAGCGTAGATGGAAAACTATATTTAGCACATAGATTAGCATGGTTCTATTGTTTCCAAGAATGGCCCGAACATATCATTGATCATATAAATGGCATAAAAGACGATAATAGGCTTGATAATTTACAAGATATTAGTCAAAATAAAAATGTACGAAAAGCAAATAAAAAACTCTCCACCTCTGGCTATAGAAATGTTAGAAAAGTATATAATAGGTATCAAGCAGCTATAAAAATAGCAGGTAAAACAATTCATATAGGAATGTACGATACTGGAGAAGAAGCTTCTATAGCGGTAGAAAATTATAAAAAAGAATTAAATTTATGAACATACTTTTCATTGCAGATATTCACATAAAACTGGGTCAAAAAAATGTGCCAGTTGAATGGGCTAAAAACAGATTTCAGTTATTTATAGAACAATTTAACAAGATGCAGCAGCATGCCGACATAGTAGTCTTAGGCGGTGACATATTTGACCGTTTGCCTACTATGGACGAGGTTGAGTTATATTTTGACTTAATTGCTAGTATTGATGTAGAGTGTATAGTTTATCCTGGCAATCATGAAATGCTTAAAAAGGATACTACATTCCTAAGCTATTTAAAACGTGCTACTACTAGAATTAATCCACTAGTAACTATTGTAGATGATTTCTATACCAGACATGGTATTGATTTTGTACCCTATAATAAACTAAAAGAACTGGAAACTACAAAGTATACTTTTGCAGAAAAGATTCTTTGTACTCATGTTCGCGGAGAAATTCCGCCACACGTTAAACCAGAAGTAGATTTAGCACTATTTGATCGTTGGCAACGGGTGCTAGCCGGAGACTTACACAGCTATGAGAACTCGCAAAGAAACATTTTATACCCAGGCAGTCCTTATACTACTAGTTTTCACCGTAATGAGGTTAATACTGGAGCTATATTACTAGACTGCGATAATTTAACTCATATTTGGATGCCTTTTCAGCTTCCGCAGTTGATTAAGCAAACAGTAGGTGTACATGACCCTAAGCCGCAGACGCCGTTTCACCATACCATTTATGAAATTGAGGGTGACTTGCACGAACTGGGCCAGCTAGAAGACAGCGATCTCATCGATAAAAAGGTAGTTAAACGCGCACAGGAAACTCAGCTAATCTTAGACCCAGAACTTTCACTAGGCGAAGAGGTTAAGGAATATCTAACTTATATCCTACAGCTTAATGAAGACGCAGTTTCGGAAACATTAAAAGAATTTTACAATTATTCGGACAAGCTAGAACTATGATTATACTAAAAGAACTACGCTGGTCTAATGCTTTTAGTTATGGCGAGGGCAACCGAATTGATTTTACACAGAGTCCACTTACTCAGCTTGTGGGTAAAAATGGTCATGGTAAAAGCAGTGTTGCACTAATCTTAGAAGAAGTCCTGTTCAATAAAAACAGCAAAGGCATTAAAAAAGGCGATATTTTAAATCGTTATATTAAGGACAAGCATTATCAAATCGAACTTGTATTTAACAAAGACGGTTGTGATTATAAAATTGAAACAAAACGCGGCCAACAACAGCAAGTAAAACTCTACAAAGGTTCCGAGGACATTAGTGGTCATACTGCCACTACTACTTATAAATTAATAGAACAGTTAATTGGCATAGACCACAAAACATTTTCACAGATTGTTTATCAAAGTCATGCTGGTAGCCTAGAATTTCTAACTAGTGCTGATACTGCTAGAAAAAAGTTTCTAATCGAACTACTTAACTTAGGCAAATATACACAAGCTGGAGAAGTATTTAAACAAGCAGCAGCGGAAGTAGGTAAAGACCTTACACAAGCACAAGCTAAGTTAGATACTATTCAGCAGTGGATAGGCAAGTATAGTAAAACAAGTTTTGAACCAAAAGGCTATGCTCCGGTTTCCGTTTTAGACGATAGTCTAGTTGCAGAGGCTAGTAGATTATCAACTACAATTCAAGACATTGAAAAAACCAATAAAAAGATTTCAAAAAATAATGTATACAAACAATTATTAGCTGAAATTACACTGTTACCTATGCCTGCTAAACCAGAGGGCGTAGTAAGCATATCAATAGCTAGAAAAGCTGAATACGATAAGACTATTCAAGATGCAACCATGTTCAAAAAGAAAATGCAAGCACTGCACGGTAATTGTCCTACTTGCTTACAAGCAATTGATACAGATAAAACACAAAACTTAATCTCAGAACAAGACGCGCTAATAGCAAATGCTAAAGCTGAGGCGCTGCTGGAATCAGAAAAAATTGTAGAATACAATGATCAACTTAATGCTTGGAAAACCGCTATTCAAAATCAAGAGCACTGGGAAAAGTACCATCAATTAATAGATACGGAATTGCCCGAAAGTCTATTGGATGAAGCAATATTACAAGAACAATTAAAAGGTTTGCAACAACAAATAGCAAAAACAAAACAAGATATTGCTAATGCGGAAAAGCATAACCAAGAAGTAACTGCACACAACAATCGACTAGAATTGATAAAATCACAAATAGTTGAAATGGAGTTAGAACTTGGTGAATGGGATGCAACGGCAAAGCAGTTGACTGCAAAACTAAATACTATTAATACTTTAGTGAAAACTTTTAGTACAACAGGATTAGTGGCGTATAAGATTGAAAATCTTGTTAAAGACCTAGAGGGCATCAGTAATGAGTATCTAGGCGAACTTAGTGGTGGCAGATTTCAAATTAGTTTTCAGATTAGCGGTAGTGACAAATTAAATGTGGTTATTACTGATAATGGAACAGATATTGACATACTTGCACTTAGCGGAGGTGAACGAGCCAGAGTTAATGTGGCAACACTATTAGCTATTCGTAAACTAATGCAAAGTTTAAGTCAAAGCCGAATAAATCTCCTAGTTTTAGATGAAACTATAGAGGCCCTAGATGTGGATGGTAAGGAGAAATTGATTGAAGTCTTACTCAAAGAAGAAGCACTCAATACCATACTCGTTAGTCACGGATTCAGCCACCCCTTATTGGAAAAGGTACACGTTGTTAAACGCAACAACATTTCAACAATCGAGGGATAATATGTATAAAATCGAACACGTAATCAATGCTAAAGCTACTGCTGTTAAAGACGGTAGGGAAACAGAGCTTTTTGTGGGTGATATGCTTACTGCAGATGAACTTGCTACGCTAAAAGTCTATGGCAGTAAATTGATCTATAGAATTGACGAAAATTGCACTGGCGAAGTTTGTGGTATTGATATTGAGGCGTATTTGCCTCCAGCACCAACACCAACACCAGCACCTGTAAAGTCACCAGCAAGTGAGTAATGGTTGACTCTAGGGCTAAAGGCGCTAGAACTGAGTTAGTAATCAGGGATCTTCTCCGAAAACATACCAGATTGGCATGGGAGAGGGTTCCTGGTTCCGGTGCATTAGATGAAAAACATGGATTAAAAGGCGATCTTTATATCCCTAATTGCAACAACGTATTTTGTGTTGAGGCTAAAGGATACGCAGACGATCATTTGACTAGCGCTGTATTAACATCTAAATCACCACAATTACTAGAATTTTGGCAACAAACTTTACGTCAAGCAAAACAAGTAAATAAGCTACCACTGTTAATATTTAAACATGATCGTAGTAAAATATTTGTAGCGTTTAGCAGTGATTATTGCATACCAGAAAGCTATAATCATTTTTATATATCCAGAGAACCTTATAGTTTCTATGTTTCACTGCTAGAGGATTGGTTAACATATGAGCGACCAGAATTTGTGTCTTGACTGTGACCTAAAATTTTAGTATAATATTAAATGAAAAATATTTTAATAAAGCCGACCCTAGACTGGATATATCATGATTTCAAATCAAATCGTTATCGGTTTATTATGGAGCTTGTTGCCTGGGCTCTTAGTATTGGGTGTGCTGTTACGATGGCTGGAACAGTACCAAACCCTCCACTTATGGCTCTTTATCCCGCTTGGATTATTAGTTGTATTATTTATGCCTGGTGTGCTTGGTCTCGCCGTTCATTGGGTATGCTTGCTAACTACTTCCTGCTTGTCTCCATTGACACATTTGGCTTTATAAGATTACTAACTACAGGATAATATGAGTAAAACATTTCAACAAGTCTCAGAACAAGAAAATTGCTTAATGATCGTAGATGCACTTAACTTAGCATTTCGCTGGAAACATAGCGGCGCTACAGATTTTGCAGAAGATTATAAACGTACTATCGAAAGCCTAAAGAAAAGTTATAAAGCCAAGTGGGTTGTTGTTGCAGCAGATCAAGGCTCGAGCAGCTATCGTAAAAGTATTTATCCTGAGTACAAACAAAATCGCAAAGATAAATTTGCTGAACAAACTGATGCTGAAAAAGCAGCGTTTGAAATGTTCTTTGAAGATTATCAAGCCAGTTTAGACCTTATTCGCGCAACTACTTACTATCCTGTAATTCAATTTAAACAAACCGAGGCCGACGACATTGCTGCATATATCACTAGTATTCGTAACCTTTTACCTGCTGTTGATCACATTTGGCTAATTTCCAGCGATAAAGACTGGGATCTGCTTATTGATGACAATACTAGCAGATTTAGTTATGTAACACGCAAGGAAATTACTGCTAATAACTGGCATACACACTACCAATTTCCACATGAGCACTATATTAGTGTAAAATGTTTAATGGGCGACGCTGGCGATAATGTGCTTGGCGTAGAGGGTATTGGCCCAAAACGTGCACAACAGCTAGTAGAACAGTACGGTAGTGCCTTAGACATAGTGGCTGAACTACCAATTGAAAGTAAATTAAAGTATATCAAGACCCTAAATCAGAGTGGCGACAGAATCTTACTCAACTATCAACTTATGGACCTAGTCACCTTTTGTAGGGATGCGCTGGGTGAAAATACCGCAGAAATTGACCAAATCTTAAACCAATATATAAAACTATGACAATAACTAATACAAACCTACTCTACGTGGGCACAAGCACTAATTTTACCATTACTCCTACTGTAAAAATTCCGTGCCTATTTAGCGAGGGTGCTAAAATCCCTCGGCGTCAACATCATACCGATGCAGGTGCTGACTTATTTAGCATTACAACTACTAGTATTTATCCTGGTGAACAAGCTATGGTTGATACTGGCGTAGCCGTTAAAATTCCACCAGGTCATGGTGGATTTGTTTTTAATCGCAGTTCACAAGGTAAACAGGGCGTTACAATTCCACACAGTGTTGGCGTAATTGACAGCGACTATCGTGGTACTATTAAAGTTATCCTAAAAAATACTGGCGATGAACCCTATAAAATCGAAGCGGGCGTAACCCGCATTGCACAACTAGTAATTATGCCTGTTATTACAGCAGAATTTGTAGATACGTGGAATGACACACAACGAGGCACTGGCGGATTTGGCAGTACCGGAACATAAGGAATATTATGACAGTTTCAACAAGAGCACAAGTAATTACACGTCGAACCTATAACAGGCCAACTTCAGACGACGGAAAACAATTTGAAACATGGCAAGAAACAGTTGCTAGAGTAATCGATCACCAAGCTTGGTTATGGGAACGTGCTCTTGGTCGCGAACTTAATGATGTAGAATATGCAGAACTTTATGATCTAGAACAGCTTATGCTGGATCGTAAAGTTTTAATGAGTGGTCGTACCTTATGGCTAGGTGGTACTCAAGTAGCTAAAACTCGTGAGGCTAGTCAGTTTAACTGCAGCTTTACTCATGTAGAAACTGTATATGATGTAGTTGACGTACTGTGGTTGTTGCTGCAGGGTTGTGGTGTAGGTTTTAAGCCTATTGTGGGTACACTTAATGGATTTTCAAAGCCTATTAAGAATATTCGTACAATTCGTAGCACACGCACAGATAAGGGCGGTAAAGAGTATAATACGGAAACTTGGGATGCAACAACTAAAACTTGGACACTACAAATCGGTGATAGTGCAGAGGCTTGGGCTAAAAGTATTGGCAAGCTTATGGCTGGTAAATATCCCGCTGATACTCTGGTTTTGGATTTTAGCCAATTACGTCCCGCTGGTGAAAGGTTAAAAGGTTATGGTTGGATTTCTTCAGGTGATACTGCAATTAGTGTTGCATATACTGCTATTGCCAATATCCTTAATGGTCGTGCTGATAGCCTACTTACTAGGATGGATATTCTGGACATCGTTAATCATTTGGGTACTATTCTTAGCAGCCGCAGAAGTGCTGAAATCGCTCTTTTCGACTATGGCCAGCCTGAGTGGGAAGAGTTTGCGGTAGCTAAAAAAGACTGGTGGTTACACAACAATGAACACCGTACACAGAGCAATAACTCCTTAGTGTTCAAAGAGAAGCCCTTACGCGAAGATCTGGAAAAGATTTTTAATCTTATGCAGGAAGCTGGTGGTTCGGAGCCGGGCTTTATTAATGAGGTCGAGGCATTGCGTCGTGCTCCTTGGTTTAAGGGCGCAAATCCTTGTGTAGAAATTCTTTTAGGCAATAAGAGTTTTTGTAACCTAACAGAAACTGACTTGGCTAAGTTCAAGGGTGATAATGCTGGACTTCATGCTGCTATCAGACTAGCTGCACGCGCTAATTATCGTCAAACTTGTGTTGATCTACAAGACGGTATTCTGCAAGAAAGTTGGCATCTTAACAACTACTTCTTGCGTTTATGCGGCGTAGGTTTAACTGGTATTGCAATGCGTCCAGATATGGGCAGTTATGACTACGAGTACTTGAAGCGTACAGCAACCAGTGCCGCAGTAGGCATGGCTCAGGAATTGGGATTACCCAGCCCTAAAAATGTAACTTGTATTAAGCCGTCGGGTACCTTAAGCAAGATTATGGATACTACAGAGGGTGTTCACAAGCCACTAGGCAAGTACATTTTCAACAATGTACAGTTTTCAAAGCACGATCCAGTGGTAGAAAAACTGCGTGAGGCAAACTATCATGTTATTAATCATCCAGTTGATGACAGTGGTGTGCTAGTAACCTTTCCAGTATGCTGGGACGGTGTAGTGTTTGATAAAGTTGATGGCAAAGAAGTTAACTTGGAAAGTGCAGTTACACAGCTAGATCGCTACAAGTTGCTGCAAACTAGCTGGAATCAACAAAATACATCGGTAACTATTAGCTATGATCCTAGTGAAATTGACAGCATTATTAGCTGGTTATTGGATAATTGGGATTGCTATGTTGGTGTTAGCTTTATTTACCGAACTGATCCCACAAAAACAGCTAAAGACTTAGGTTATCTCTACTTGCCGCAAGAAGTAGTAGATGAACGTACTTACAAAGACTATGCAGCTCAATTACGCCCAGTTGTCCTAGACGATGCCAACAGCTTTGACGAAATTGTAGATGCAGAGTGTGCAACCGGGGCTTGTCCCATCCGTTAATTAACTAATATGAAAACTTTTAAATTTGAACTCACAGAAGACGAAGCTAATGTAATCCTTGCTGGACTGCAAGAACTGCCTGCCAAAGTGTGTAATCCACTTAGCCAAAAGCTGGTAGAACAGGCAAAACAGCAGCTGGAAGGTCGCACAATCAACCACAGCGTTGATGAAAGCGTACAAACTGCCGAACAGTTAAGCTAAAAACAAAAAGCCCCTAAGCATTGCTGCTTAGGGGCTTTTTTATTAGTTGTTGTAGGCTAGGATAATTTGCTTACACATTTTACTGCGAACAATATCATCATCCTCAAACTTAACTACTTGAACACCGGGCAATCCACCAAGGCGATTAACAGCGTCTTCTAGACCACTGTCTATAATATCAGTTTGCTTAGGATCGCCGCTGAGTATAACTTTGCAGTTTTTACCTACACGGCTAAGTAACATTTTAAGTTCAGTTTTGGTTAAGTTTTGCGCTTCATCAACTAAGATAATGGCATAGTCAAAACTCATGCCTCGCATAAACCCTATTGGTTTAGGATCAATATCCCGACTTTTTAAAGCATATTGATAAAATCCAGCACCCAGTGTACGGGTAAACACTGAGTCAAATGGCTGTAAGTATGGCGCGTATTTATCGTCTAGCTTGCCAGGTAGAAATCCTAGTCCACGACCAGTTTCCACGTTTGGTCTAGTTAAGATAATTTTTGAGATTTTACGGTGAAACAGTTGACCTGCGGCATAACTAGCTGCTACATAAGTTTTGCCAGTGCCAGCACTGCCAATACCAAAAACAATGTCATTGTTTCTAATAGCGTCTAGGTATATGCTTTGAATTTCATTTAGGGGTTTTACTTCCTTAAATCCATGTTCAATAGGGTTTTGGTTGTTTTCTGGTAAAACTATTTTACGAGCCCGCTTACCTGATTGTGTAGCCATAAAGACCTTTTTAAAAATACTACTTAACGTATGCAAGATATTTTGCACTGCGATTTAAGAGTACGTCTCTAACATGATGACGGTTAATATCACAAGCACTACGATTACCGTATAGTGCCACCCGAGACTTCAAACAAAGTTTCTCCACGTTATCAAACCAACGATTAGGATCACACCACGTAGCTAATTTACAAGCTCTGCGTTCATGATCTACCCCTCCAGCACCGCCATTATAGGCAGCATCAGCAAAAGCATAAGCCTCCTGTTTATCTAATACATACTTGTTAAAATACTGATAATTATCACGCATCATTAGTGCTAGTGCACGAATTTGTAAGTCTGGTCTGTCATAAACTACTTGCCAGGTTAATTCTGCTAACTCCTTGCTGTACTTATGTTTTAGGTCTGATAGAGCATCAAACCTAATTGACCCATCTGGTTTAAAAGCCCTGGTAATCTGACCAAGTCCTGCACCCTCCTCACGATCACTACGCAATCTGGAACGAGAATTCCAGCATTTGCTGTGAGTAAGTGATATGCAAGACTCATGCTCTATTAGACTAGCAAGGTATGCGGCTTTGGGTGCGTGGCCCAGATCTTGTCTTTTTCTTGCTGTAGTGTGGAGAGGTGTTGATACGCCTGCTTGGGTATGTAAGTTTCTACTGGTTGTGCATACACCTGTGAGCCGAAGAGACTAAGTAGGCCGTAGATAATAATGCAAAGTCCAACAAAAGTTAAGCCTGCGCCAGTGGCGGTTTCGCGTGCCTTTTTCATCAGGCTTTCCATGTCTGCGTAGTCAAATAGTGCCCTGCGTGCTAGGTGCGAAAACCACACAGCTACAATGGGAGTGGCTAACTTAGCTAAGAATGGGATGGTCATGTTACCGCCATTAGGATCGCTGATAAAAAGGTACAGCATAACAATAATGGTGCCGCCAATCATAAAAATGTTGCGGAAACGTAAGTGTTCTTTCATGGTTTGTCCAAATTGGAAAGTTTACGGATAAGTTCTATGCTAGAACTTTGTTTAATTGCACAATCACCGTACAGTCCAATAATTGTGATATAATGTTGTGCAATGGTTTCGTAAGTTGCAGGAGTTTGAAGTTGCGGCATTGGTTGGCACGGCTGTAACGATTTAGGGTCTACCACAATCCGCTGCGGAGTTGAGGCGGGAATTGGTGCCTGTTCTGGAGATTTTTTTAAAAAAATTCCGCAACCAGTAAGCATTGCAAAAAGGCAAAAACTGATTAAAATATGTTTTTTCATTTTTGATTGGCTCGCAAAATTGCTTGATTGATGCTATCCACAAAAACTTCTGATGGTAAGCACCGTCCATTTTCTATAATAGTCACCGGCTGATTTTTTAGCAGCTTGCTAATCTTACCTATATCTCTGCCTAAACGATCCTGCTGTTCGCTTGCACGAGCTTGTGTTTCTGATAAACTCTGCTCTAGTTTAGTAATTTTCTCTTGCAGTTGTTGCTGTAATTCTTGTTTTTCTTGTTCACAGGCTAGATGTGCTTGCTCGTAGCCACGATTGTAAATGTAGTTATATACAAAAAATCCGGCTACGGCTAAGGCAATACATATAATGATGCTAACTACTGCTTTAATATCATTAGCCACTATTTAGTTTCCGATATTTGTGCAGATTGAAAGGCAGATACTACATCTGAAGTCCATACTGCTTTACAAACAGCAACAACATTGTCAGCAACACCAGTTAGGTCCTGCCCAGGCAACAAAGTAGAGCGGTGATAGGTTTTACTAATTTCCACTCCCTCTTCTAATATGCGAGTAACTTCGCGATATAAAACTACGCCGTTTTCTGTTACTGTGATTTGATCTACTGATTTTGTTTTTGTTAATGACATTAGGTTTGTCCTTGATATTTATACATCTGAAAAATAGGTAACAAATATGCGGAATATAAACAGTGAACAGTAAGCATTTGATGCTTGACCAGATGAACTCCATTGATTTAAACTAATGGTACCAACACCATTATACTGAAGAGGATAAGGAGTTAAAACAGTATTAGGAACACCACTACCATTATAAAAATACATAAGACTACCACCACCACCTTCAGTAGAAACTACTGGAAATGGCAAACTAATTCTAGCAGCGTTTCCGTCAGCAGTTGATGGATACCGAAGATTCATATAACAATGAACAATTCTACCTATTTTAATATAATAACCAGTATTACTTGTAAAGACCAAATTAACACCACTTGCATCAGTAGGTGTAAATGTACCTTCCTCATAATCATCTAATGTATTTGCATTAGTAGAAGAAACCTGTGTAGCTGGAAAACTTATATTACCACTAATATTTCCCCAACTAGCAGCCGTACCATTAGTAGTTAAAAACTTACCACTATTACTAGTTTGTGTTGGAAGTGAAGCGGCTTGGCCTAAAATACCACTGCTATCTATATATTGAACGTGTGCAGCTAAATTACGTGATATAGTCATAATTTACCTGCTGCAATAAATAGGTCGTCGATTTGATCTTCGGTTAAGTTTAGGGAATTTTTTAGCAAATTGGCCAAGAAATTATTTCTAGGAATTTCCTGTGCATACTGCCACTCAATTTCAGCAGTTGTACGTTGAGTTGCGTCCTGAATACTGGCAATACTGGACTCTACACTAGCCAACAAACCAGCATTAAGTAGTGCTAGTCTAATTTGCAGAATCGTAACCTTTTCAGGCACAGTCAACTTTTTATATAGGTAATCTGCTTGATCTAGTTGACTAGCAGTAATTCCGCGAGCTAGTGCCGCTTGGCGAGTTAAAAATCCGTAATTTGGATAACCTGCCCAAGTTAGGTCGGCTAGGTCTTGTTCACTAAGATCAGACATACCACTAATAGTACCCCATACCGCTGGAACTGGACCACTGCTTAACACCTGATTACTTTGTTTATCAATATTATAAACTGTTGTCATTACTTATACTCCATGGTATAGTTTTTACGTTGATGAAAAAATTTACGATAAGCAGCACGAAGTTTTGCTGGATAACCAAAATTCAATGCATCTAAATCTTTAATCTGGCCTTTTTCACAAACTGCGACAATATCCTCTCGTTGAAAAGGTATAACTTGTAGCAGTGGAGTTCCTGCAGGTATTTCAATATCACACGGCCGCATAGCAGAAAAAATAAAGTTACATGTATGAAATTTATCGTAATCTACAGTTCCAGGATATACATATAAATCCTGTAAAAAAGGACTGTGAAATGCTGCAGGTATTACATGCGCAGACCAACCTGATTTTGTAATTATACCCCAAGGACAGGTTATTTTAGTAACCTTAAACTTTACATCTGCTTCAGGCTTAAATAACCCAGTAACTAATTTATCATTCATAGGTACTGGAGGAGGAGTGTATCCATGCTCCATTATAACCATAGTATCTGCACGATTAGCACGTATTTTAATAGTTGTCCAAGCTGGTATAATATAACCGGTTTTCATCCAGTCTGCCATGCCTGGACAATTTAAAAACTTATTTTTATTGTCACTATAACTACGTTGATCACGAACCCATTTAGGTTGCACGTCTACATCACTAGCAAGTCTAACTTGCGATAATTGTGCTACATTAGGCGCACCAAATGCGGTAAAAAATTTAATGTGTGGCACTTTGGATTTAAATATGTTCATCGCTTTGCTCGCAATTCTTTGGTATAGTAACTGCTTCTAGCAAGTTGATTCATTTTAATCTTGTTTAATTTTTGCTTATCTGCATCAGTTAATTCACCAACTAAAAACTCAGGGTTCATATCGCTGCGTTTTACTGGTATGGCTGTTACTAGTGGCGTGCCTGCTGCGAGCACATCATCAAAATTAGGTTTAAGCCATTTTGCAGGAAAATTAACTTCTTTGGGATACCTATCAGTATCTACTAATCCACTAAGGCAAATAAATCTATCTTCAAAACTATTAATTGGAGGTATAAAAAGTGTACTCCAACCTGGTGGAGTTTTAACTATCCAAGGATTAATAAATTTAATAGGATTAGTTTTGCCAAAAGGACTACAATGTCCGCCTACTTGTTCTGAACTGTGAAACTCTACGGCTTTGTCAAACATAACCGATGTAGGGCCTGGTTCAATTACTGAACAATCGTGATTGGTTTTAATATGCTGATCTATAAATAGGCTAATAGTGAAACCAATGCTCATGGCATCTAACATAGGCATACATTTTTTAGCATTCATGTTAGGTCTGTTATGCGAGTCACGACTAGTTTTGCTGTAGGGCGGAATGCGTTTAAACCATTCAGGAATATTTTTCATGGCCGGTTCAGGAGCTGGAGCAACATCTAAGTAACGTTCCTCACATAAAAACTCTATAACCGGCGTTTTAAAAATAGAAAATAATTTCATCTGAATTTAGGCCCAGTAGCCCAAGTAACTAGGGTGGCTCGTTCGCCACTGATTACAGGATTGACTTTATGTGGTACAAAGCTGGGAAAGGCAATTAAATCACCGCGTCTGATTTTTAGTTCATGAGCATTATCTGTGCTACCACTTACATTGATTAGTAACTCACCACCCTCATACTGGTCTGGCTCAGTTAAACCCAATATAAAAGTAATTTTTCTGTGTACGTCTAAGTTAGGGCCACTATCAATATGCCAAGTATAGTGTCCACCAGGCTTATATTTGCCGTATTGTAATGCCTGAATATTGTATAAATCAAACTGATATTTATCGTAATTAATTCTAGTAACAAACTGTTTCATTCGCTCATATAACCACTCTGATTTTTGATTGGGTTCAATCCAAGCAATATCAGTATCACGAATTACAGTATCTACAGCTTTATCTGCGGGGCTGGCTCCGCTGCCAATGTAGCCTTTTTGAAAATCTGCTAATTCTCCTAGCGCAATAATTTCATCTAAGTCTTCACTACTAAAACCGTTTGCCCAAACTACTACATACTCCAGCGGAATATGTAGTGTTGGAATTTCAAACACTTTGGGGTTTACGTTCATTATGTTAAGTTCCAGGATATTTGTTTTGAATGGCTACATATCCACCAGGAGGTACTGAAATAGGTACTCCTGCAGTAGTATAATCCACACTAATTATACTATAACCAATAACAGGAGCACTAGTATCACTAGATCCTCCTGGCAGGGTAATTCCTAAAACATTATAAGTTGTGCCTGTATTACCAGGTACTGTAGGATTATAGTTAGGATTACCTGGTACAGTTGTATTGTATGTATAAGCAGGGTAGTAAGTATTATAATTACTATATGCAGGGTAGTATGTATTATAATTAGGATTACCTGCTACATATGTATTATATGTATAAGCCGGTGTATAAGGATTATAATAAGGTACGTTATAAGGAACGTAATATGGAGTAGCCGGATAATATGGGTTATAATAGGGGTTACCAGGTACTACGGGATTATAGTTAGCAGTTCCAGGATTATAACCATTAGTAACAGTATTAGTTGCTGTACTAATTTTTACATTATAGTAGCTTACAAAGTCAGAACAAGGATTATATAAATTAGGATTAGATCCAGGAAAAGTTCCTGAAGCATAACCACTTGGATCTGCATAACTAGTATAATAATTAAAATTACTATTATAATAGTATGTTTGATAGCTATAATCATAGCGATAATGTTGTACAAAGTTACTACCGTAATTTACAGTAGCTGTACTAGTAATAGGTACTGGCGGATTAGTATTTGCATAATTACCCCCAGTGGCTGGATTTGTTCCTGCGTAATTACCGCCACTAGCGGGATTTTGTCCGCCGTAGTTTGCACCGCCGTAAGTTTCGCCAGCATAATTACCACCACTAGCAGGTACATAAGTACTATAACTATAACTATTATCTCCACTAACATTGCCACCAGTAGCTGGATAATATGCTGCCACATTACCACCGCTAGCTGGTACATACGTACTGTAACTATAAGTATTACTACCACTAATATTTCCCGGTACTGTTGCATTACCGGGAGTACCTTTTCCGCTTAATAAAAATACACTTTTACCATATGGTGGATAGTAAATGCCTGGTGCATTAAAAGTAGTAGTTCCTACAATTGCTACTGCAGATCGTTCGCGCTGTAATAAGCCTGCTAATTTCATAATATTAGAAGTTTAAAATAGCTAAGGAACCTACATACTGTGTACCAGCAGTTCTGGTAAAAAATGTGTAGACGTCAGATTTATTAGCAGTAGTAGTGCGCGTGGGAGTAACACCGCCTGCCCAAGTTACGCTGGCTGGCCATGAAATGGCCCGGCCTGCGGTTGCATCATTTACTGTAATAAGGGTAAATGACGTCATATCTGTGCCGCTGGGTGGATTAGTAAAGCTAAAAGTAGTATTGCTGCTAATAGTAACTATAAAAGTATTGCCTGTGCTTAGGTCAATTGTTGTTGTAGCCGTACTAGCTGTAATTGCTGTAGTTTTATCTTGATATACTTTAGCAGAAATACTGCCACTTAGTGTTCCACCAATATTTACACTACCGCCAACCCCAACACCGCCTGTAACTACTAATGCACCATTACTAGTTGTACTACTTGCTGTAGCATTAGTTATGCTAGTTATGCCAGTAATACCTGCAGTACCAGTAATACTGATAGCACCATTAATAGTAGCACTTGTAGCAGTAATTGACGAACCAATATTTACTGCACCACCAATGCCAACACCGCCTGTAACTACTAATGCACCTGTACCAGTAGTTGTACTTGCTGTAGCATTAGTTATGCTAGTTATGCCAGTAATACCTGCAGTACCAGTAATACTGATAGCACCATTAATAGTAGCACTTGTAGCAGTAATTGACGAACCAATATTTACTGCACCAACAACACCTAAACCACCAGCAACTTTTAGCGCACCAGTTGTAGTAGTAGTACTAGCCGTACTATCAGTAATATTAAGTGCACTACTAATTGTACCACCATTAAATGGTGAAATTGTCACCCAGCTAGCCGTTGTGCCGTCAGTAGTCAGATACTTACCACTTTGACCAGTCTGTGTGGGCAGTGCAATTACAAAAGCCCAACTAGGACTAGTACCATCAGTAGTCAAATATTTGCCACTGTTACCAGTCTGTGTGGGTAAAGCATTTACTGTACTCCATACAGGAGCACCACTACCAGTTGACTGTAAATATTGACCACTGATACCAGCACTAGTATAACCACTGGTAGTACCAGTTCCGTATAGCACTCCGCCACTTGTAGGAGTAACATTAGTACCCAAACCCCCACCAGGAGCACCAAGAGTACCTGCGGTGTTAACTGCATCAGCTAACACCGATAAATTTCGAGAAATACTCATATTGTAATCCTACTAATGACAAAAGAATTAGGGTATTTTATTTAACTATTGTTGTGTGGGTACAGGCTCTTGAGGCGGCGGGGTTTCAATATGAATCATAGCTTTTTCAAACTGTGTCCAATAACCTAAAAACTCTTTGATTTTTTCAATAACTGCAAATTGATCCACGCCTGGCGGAACTTCAATATTTGCACGAACATTTGTATTGCCGTGTGTAAATCCAATAAACATAGTGTTTCCTTTAAAATTAAGGCAATATAGCCTCGTTAAACATTCAACTTAGTAACGCCCCGTGGAACCATGTCACTAGAAACTATATCGCCATTTTTTCCATGAACACCATGAATACAATAAGCAACAGTATTTGGTTCAAGTGCTGTTAATAAATGATTAACATCTTTTTTAATCCAAATCATATGTGGGGATTGAAAAATAGTATGTTCACCATTAGCAGTAATTTGTAAAGATCCTGAAGCTAATAGTGTTAAGTGATCAAAATCATGTGTATGACCTTCTTCAACATCTCCAGCATTTTCAAAAACCATCATTCTGGTATACACATTACCAGCAAATCCTAATTTAATAGTTGGGCTTGCCATAATTATCCACAAAATAAAACACAAGGCACTGTGTACGATCCGTCGTCGTATTCAGCAATTTTAATATTAGTTGTTACTTTTCCAATAGTAGAAGATTTTATTAAATCATCACTTTGAACACGAGCACAACCATCACCATTAGATTCTAGTAAGTCGCCGGCGGTTACAGTTACTCCAGACGCAATTCTTACAAAATACGCGCCAACTGCTGTTACATGAATATCTTGGGCTTCATCATAGTCCATAAATACTCCATAAACACGCCGATCACCAACTACATCAGATATTTTTACTTTTGGTAGTCGTTCGTTTCCATCATCAGTAATTATTTTTGACACACCATTTTCAATAATGGTAGTGCCAACAGCGGCATCACCAATATAGAATTCTGATCTTTCAATTCCACCTTTAGTACTTAAACTTTCTGTTGAGCTGCCAATCTCTGTAGTTTCAATAATTTGATCATCCCGTCCATCGCTATAATCAACCCAAGTTTTAGATTTCCAAACGCACATCTCGTCAATAGTTGACAGCACTGTTCCAGGCAAAATAGTAGGAGTATGTCCACGACCTTCAAGCCATTGGCTCCAATGTGACCCAGCAAAAGAATTATACGATACAGTAGTACCCGAAACAGAAATAGTACCTTGAGTGGTATTAGATTGTTGAAAATACATCAACGCAATATCATTCCTAGGATTAATATAAGTTGCTCCTGTATCTGACCTAATATGAAAGATTTCACGGGCCGCACCGTATAAGTTACCAGTCATGCGAAACGCATAATCTGAACTAGTTGATCCAGCAGGATTATTGTGTTCTAACCATAATAATGATGCCACATTAGTGGTATTCATATTAGCAGAAATTTTTAATACGGCTGTATTATTTTGAGCCATATTACCGCCATATCCAGCAATATAAACTATTGGAGTTGCTGAATCAGTACCATTGCTAATTGTTAATCTTGAGGCACCACTAGTAGCTCCAATACCTAATATATTATTGGTATTATCCCATACAAAATTAGAACTACCAGCAAAAGCTCCAGCATTATTATACTGAATTTGAGTAGTACTGCCACCAGGACTACCTCCACCAGTAATTGTAGCCCAACTAGCCACAGTACCATTGGTAGTTAAATATTTGCCAGTATTACCAGTTTGACTAGGTAGCGCATCTATTGTAGCCCAACTAGTTACAGTACCATTGGTAGTTAAATACTTTCCGGTATTGCCAGTTTGTGTGGGAATGGTATAACCGTCGGTTATACCGTATCCACTAAGTGTTGTAGGTTTATTAATTAGGTCAGTAAAACTGCCTGTAAAAGCCACAGTAGCCTGTGCAACCCCTGCAGCCTGTAAGTTCCAGGCTGTGCCGTCCCACTTCCACGTTTTGCCGCCATAAGTATAGGTTTGATTTAGGGTAGGATTTATGGGAAAATTCATGCGTGCTCCTTATCTAGCGCGAGCGTATTTTAGGGGTGATTCAGCAAAGGCTGCATAGGCATAAGTATTACCGCTAGTATTCCAACCAGAATTTGTTGTTCTGATTTTAAAACCAGTACTTGTTAAATCTACTCTGGTTAAATTTCCGCTACCAGTTGATTCAGCATTTGATAAATTAGCATATAATTCTAATCCAGCAACATTATAGGTATCTCTGCTAGTATCAATAATTTGCCAATTTTCACTCGTAGATGCAGTAGACAGTTTAATCATAATCCAACGCGGTCTAAATCCACAATAGATAAATGGACCATCTGCTAAACCATTACCTATATAACTACCAAATTTACTATATCCTGGCACTTCTGCCCAGCAATAGATAATTTGTGTATTATTAGCTATAGTAGAAACACCGTTTGCTAAACCAAGAACAGTACTGTCTCTACCAGCGGTTCCCCACATGCCTGCTGCATCTGCTAAACCATAATTACCATTTAGTCTTAAATATGAAGTTAGTGAGGTACCTAAAACTGTATGCCATGTAAACCAATCGTATCCACCATTTCTTGATTTAATAATAAACATAGAAGGTGTAGTACCTAAACCATGGCCTACTGAGTAAGCACCATTTGCTGCAGGACAAGTATAGCTTATAATACTAAATCCTGTTTGAGGATTAGCACGAACTTGAGCACTAACAGTTCCGGCAGTGTTTGTGGCAGTTATACCGCCAGCATTCCAAGTCCAGCTTACATAAGTAGCACCAGCCCCACCATTTAGCGCATTATCACTGCTGCCTATGCTATAACTATCCGAATTAAAGTTTTGAACATAATAAGCACCATCATTACTTTCTACTGCATTAGTATCGCTACGAAGAGTTTGACCAGCACCACGAACAGCATCCAATAGTATATTACCATTGGCAGCATCTCTGCGCTTTGCCCATACAAAGTCTGATTGAATGCCAGTACCAATAACTCTATTAGAATAACTGGAAGCAAATGTATTTACTGCAAATGCTTTTTGTGGTAATATAGCTGGTGCTGGCAAATTTTGTGTGCACAGTGCTTTGAATCCGGTAGGTGCAGTGTAAGCAAATGGGCGTTGGCCAAAGTTAAATATACCAGATGCAGCAGCATTTGCACCTTGTGCTGGAAACCAAGTTCCAGTTAATCCTGTGTAAACAAGTCTGGCAACATTATTCAAATAAACTGTTAATGTTCCCGTATCCATATTTAAAGCATATCCAACTACATCAGATGATGTAAATGCAGGCATTGTACCAGTTGGTGCGCTTACTCCGGATTGATTTAATGAAGTACCGTTTGTAACTGAAAGAGTAACACCAGTTTGGCCAAGATAGGTCATGCTTAATGAGCCTGATTGGTACATACCAATAACACAATAATTTGTTGCACCAAGTTGATATTCCCAGTACCACTTACCGCTGTTTACTCCAATTGTAGCAATTGTTAAACCATTTGATGCGCTTTGTGTAAAGTTCAAATTGCCATTTGCTAATGTAATATTAGTAGTATAAGTATTTAATGGATCTAGAGTACAGTAATTACCCCGTACTTCGCCACCCACACCTGTATCCACACCGTAGTTAGTTGGTGTGTCTACCATACTACTATTTGTAGCACCAGCAGTAATACTAAAATTATTTGGCGTCCAATTATTACTATTGCCTGATAGGTCTTTGCCTAAGGTAGCGGCAGTTAGAGCGCTGTTATCTGCAAAGTTTAAGTAGAATCCGTTGGTGCCGTAAGTACCCACATACTGTAAGGGTGTCCACACCCCGGTTGTAGGTTCCACATAACCAAATGAGGCTGGTGTTAGTTGTTGACCGTCAATGAAATTGACTTCGGTCATGTAGCCATTAAGATATGCAGTATTATTTCTACCAAGACCAGCTGCACCAGTTCCATTTACTCCAGTAGTTGAACTTTGAGTTGGATTGGCAGTTGCACTAAATGAAGTTACTTCAACTCCATTTACGTATAATCGAATACGATTATTTGCTGTTACTTGGTTTGTATCTACAGCAACAACAATATGATACCATGCATTTGGATCACGAAATACTTGAGTTGTATTTCGCCATATGGTTGTGTATCCTTCAAGAACTAAAGTGTCTGATGAGGTAAATAAAATATCAAAATAACCTGTATCGGAGTTTGCAGTTTGTTGATAAAAAATACCATTACTTGCAGTGCCAATAGCACTACGTTTAATCCAACAACTAAGTGTCCAAGTTTGCTGATTACTAGCCGCACTAGGAGTGCGACTTAGATATGTACTATTAGCACTGTTAAATCTTAGTGATCTGCTAATCTGGTAGTCCGGCGAAGCAAATAATCTGGGAGCAACTGGCGCTAATGTACCCGAACTATAAAAAGTGTGTACAATATATCCGTTGCTGTAGTTTAGGGTGCCGCCGGTAAAGTACTGCGTATTGCCTGGGTAACGAATGACTACGATGCCAGCACCACCGTTATATCCACCAAAAGTACTACTTCCACCACCCCCTCCACCACCAGAATTTGGCGTGCCTGCATATCCAGCACTAGTTCCAGCACCTAATCCACCGCCACCGGCCCCACCTGTTCCAACAACTGCAGTGTTAACAGAACCGCCTCCGCCACCTCCGGCATAGGTAACTTTAGTGCCGGTAATATCGCTTGCAATACCAGCACCACCATTTCCTGGAAGGGTACTAGTAGCATTAAAACCAATAGTTCCAGCTCCACCACCACCACCGCCAAAAAATGCATCACCACCAACGCCAGCTGCACCACCACCATTTCCTTGGCCAGAAGTGCCAGAACTTGCTGGGCCACGATAAGAGGCACCACCACCAGAACCACCGCTAAAGTTTACATCTTGTGCTCCACATCCTCTGCCGCCACCAACGGCAACAATACGGCCTGTATATGCTCCTGAACTAGTAGCATCAAAAACGGAGTTGTTTCCATCAGAACCATTACTAGCCGTACCGGTTACTGTACTTGCAATACCGCCAGCACCAACAGTTACATTATAGGAAACTCCTGGCGCAATTCCAGCAATGCCTTGAAGCAATCCACCAGCACCTCCACCACCGCCATATCTTGAACCAGCACCGCCACCACCAGCAACTACTAAGTATTCTATTACAGTGGGTGGGGTACCCTCCCAGTCCAAATTCTTAATTGCCTGATTTACCTGGCTTAGGGTCCAGATTCCACTGTATCGAGGCATGGATTACTCCTGTGTAGGTATTACGACTTCTTGCCAGCTAGTACTAGGCTCGTCCCACTGATACATTTTACCATCTGTGGGCTGTGGTTGAGGTGCTTGCCAAAGGCAAGTTTCTTCATCTAAAGTCCAACTTGCATGGGGTTTTGGCGGAATAAATGCATCACGTTGTGCATCATAACTATAACCAATACCTGCGTAATTTTTACGTAATGGTGTACCGCCCTGAATATGCTTACCGCCTTGAGTATTATAACTGGTTTGAATCCACGTTTGTGGATCACCCCAATTACCTGTATTAAGTGTTTCTTGATCAATTACAATGACTTGAGTTACCACGCCACTTTCAACTTTTGCAAAATGTGCCATTTTAAATTTCCTATTAAAAGGTTATAGAACCGGAACTAGTCCAGATATAAATCTGATAACCACCAATATAACGAATTTGTGGATTACCTGTAGTGCTAACTGGAGGTGCTAAATTTTGTGGATAACGAATTATAACTATGCCACTGCCGCCATTTGCACCAGGATTTGTATATGAAACATTATTTGATCCACCAGGAGCACCTGCACCACCACCAGTGTTAGCTTTACCTGGTTGAGCATAATAAACAGCAACAGCGCTAACAGCCGCACTTCCACTATTACCTCCACCACCAGCACCGCCTAATGAAATATAGTTAGCACTAAATTCACTTGTATAAGCATAAGAGGTGTTTCCACCAGCACCTCCACCAGCATAAAATTGTGGTGAACCTGTAATAGTTGAACAAATTCCTGTGCCGCCAACTCCACCTAAATCAAATAATGTTGAGGAACGATAAGAAGCACCCGCTGATCCTGCTCCGCCACCTCCACCGCCGCCTGAACCGTTTTGATAAGAACTTCCACCAGAATAACCTTGGCCGGACACCCCAGCACCGGGAGGATTGCCGCCAGTTCCACCACCTCCTGAACCGCCACCGCTACCAGCATAACTTGCAGCAGTAGCGCCGCCGTATCCACCACCTGTTGCGATTATAGAACCAAATACAGAAATAGATCCATTATTTCCATTAGTATTTGTTGCTCCAGCCGCACCACCAGCACCTACAGTAACAGTAATAGTAGTTCCTGGCACAATAATATAATTATTTGCGGCTAAAACACCTCCGCCGCCTCCACCGCCATTACCGTTATTATTATTGTTAATGCCTGAGGTTGAACCACCACCAGCAACTACTAAGTATTCTACACTACTAGTTTTTTGATCCCGCATAGGATTAAAGTTTGTGCTTAAAAAACCTCCTAAATATTGACTCATCTTAAAATCCTTAGAAGGTTATTGTGCCACTGCTATTATAAGTGTACACACGGTTCTTATATCCCAAACCTGTTGCAAATGGGCTGGCTTGGTTCCAGGCAGGTAAAGAAAGCCCAGCCCCGCCTGTTCCGGAAGATCTAATAACACTTGAATTATTTGAGGACCCATCAATAAATGGCGCCCCAGAAACTGTATTTATTAACAACACCGTACCGGAAATTGGGGTTAAAGGTATTGTGGACGGAGTAAAATTACTTGTGTAAAGCGCGGTTCCATTAACAATTCTTACGTTAGAAATATAACCTTGAAGAGGATAAATACCGGCATAATTTCCGGGGTAAGACCCAAGAGCATAAGGACTTCCAGTTATTGACGCAGAACTTGTTGCTGTTCCATTAAGCGTTCCATTTACATACCCTCTAACAGTGCTGCCTGATCTAGATATTGCAACGTGATACCAAGTATTCCTCACTAAAGATGATGCATTAAATAGATTGACTTCAGTAGAACCGTTGCCAATACCGCAACTTATTCCGGATGAATTGTTTCCAGTTGTAATATACAAACAAGTAGTAGTGGTTGACGTTGTATAATTACTAATCAACGCTTGATAACCAGTAGTTCCTGTTAAATAGTACCAAAACTCAACAGTAAAATCTCCAGTTAGGTTTGGAACTCCTGTTATATTCAAATATGAGTTTTCTTGGGTGGAATCGTTTTTACCGCTTAATCCAAATCCAATACTTCCCGACCCGCTGGTGCTGACCACAGGACTACCAGTGGTTGCGGCTGCGGCAGCGTATATGTCAGGGTATGACACGATGACAATACCGGAGCCGCCTGCTCCGCCGGGACTTCCCCATCTGCCACCACCCCCTCCGCCAGTATTTGGTGTTCCGGTGTTTGCTGTTGCAAGGTAAACCCCGGCAGCACCGCCGCCCACACCACCGATTCCTTGTGTGCCTGTATAACCAGATCCCCCACCTCCGCCTGCATATGCCGTAAGTGTTCCACTAATAGCAGAAGATATGCCGGCGCCACCGTTACCACCGACTCCAGAAATTGCAGGTAATCCCGCAGTTCCGGCACCACCTCCGCCTCCGGCAGAATTGATATTAGCGCCAGCACCACCGGCATTGCCTTGTCCAAAAGTACCTTGACCTTTAGTAGATGATACACTACCTCCTCCTGCACCAGAACCACCACTATTGGCTCCTGTTGCACTAGCATCAACCGCACCACCGCCACCAGTCGCGGCTATACTTCCAAAAACAGAATTTTGACCATTTGTAGCGGCCGCACCACCACTACCAACTGTTACCGTTATTGCAGATCCTGTGGCAACAGGAACAGATCCTTGAAGTAAGCCTCCCGCTCCGCCTCCTGCCTCGGATCCACCACCTCCACCACCGGCAACAACAAGGTAGTCTACTGCTGGGGTTTGAAGTGCTCTAAATGGTGTAACAATTGCTGTGGTTACAGTATTGTTGTTTGTAAATGCAAAAGCATTGCTGCTATTATCAATAAAAGTAGAGTTTTGTAGCGTAAGAATTGAGGTTCCGTTAATTGCGGTTAATGGGCCTGTTGGAGGTGTAAAATTTGCAGTATAAACTGCTACACCTTTTACAACCCTCATATTAGATATATATCCTGTAAAATAAGCTGTATTATCTCCACCAATTATTACAGGATTAACATTTGTTACATTATGTCCAGTTGGTGTATCACTAGCAACTAAATTACCATTACAAAATATTCTTCTGGTTGTTCCATCAAAAGTGCAGGCAACATGAGTCCAATTGCCTACCATCAATCCCAAACTAAAACAATTACTACTGCTTAAATCACTGCCCCACCAATAGTTAGTAATTCTAGTTTCGGTTGATGATATATATTCAATCTTTACAGCATTAACTGCTTTTGTTGTGCCAAAAGTTCCCCAACCAATAATTGGATGATATTGATTTGCAAGATAAGTTGGGTTAACCCAAGCCTCAATAGTATACAAATCATTTCCACTGGGAATGGTAGTAGTTGTTCCAGTTGTAATAGTTAAAGTTTGGCTGGCACCATTAAACAATCCAGAATAGGCAGAGGGCGTTGTCCAAGATTTTTCTCTAATACCTTGCAATTGTTGCTTTAAGGTAAAAATTCCTCGAGCCATTTATTCACCTTAAAAAGTTATTGTGCCACTGGCTGTAAACACATAAACGCGCCAGTTTCCTGCTACATAAGTTTGTGGGCTTCCAGTGGTTGATACGGCTGGGGCTAGATAACTTGGGTAGCGGATGACTACGATGCCCGAGCCGCCTGATGCTCCGTTTTGTCCAACAGACCCATTAGCACTGCCACCGCCACCGCCACCACCCGTATTAGCCAAACCTGTTGTTGGCAACGAACTTGTAGCTAAACCACCATTGCCCCCACCAGCCGCTCCAAGGGCTACAGCAGGAGCCGATGAATACGCCGCCGCACAACCACCGCCACCGCCACCAGCATATTGAACAGCCAAACCGGTAATATTTGAAACCAATCCTGCCCCGCCAAGCGCAATACCACTAGCATTGCTAATACTTGGTGCTGCTGAACCTGCTCCGCCTCCACCTGCATTATTATAACCGGATGAAGCCCCGTTATTTCCTTGCCCTGGTGTACTACCAGAACCATTACCACCACCCGATCCACCAACGCCTCCGCTAGCAGCACCTCCTCCAACTGAAGTGATGTTACCAAACACTGAATTTCCTCCACTTGAACCAGGATTTGGGTATATTCCTCCGGTTCCACCAGCACCAACAGTAACAGTAATCGCTGTTCCAGCAACTATGGGATAACCAGAACCTTGCAACAAACCGCCTGCGCCGCCTCCGGGGCCGGGATAGGAGGGGCCAACTGCGGCTGATCCAGAACCACCACCAGCAACTACTAGGTATTCTACTGTGGTAACAGGGCCATTTAAACCAGTTACTTGACCATTAGATAAATAACTGCCACTATACTTAATGGACATAAAAGCCCCCTATTAAGTAATAGACTCGTAAGTAGCCACTAATTCTAGTGCATTTGAAACACCACTGGTAACAACTATGCTTTGTGAATCACTAACGTAAAAACTGGTGGTTTTATCTACTAT